TCCTAAATGAAAGTTCTTTTTCTTCTTTGTCTTTTGCCTTAGCAGCACGTTCTGCTTCTTTAGCAGCACGCTTTGCTTCACGATCTGCTTCTTTAGCGGCCTGTTCTTCACGGGCCTTCTTCAATGAAGCAAGTTCTTCTTTCATTTTTTCCATCTGTGGATACAGTTTAGCCTTCTCTTGCTCACGGGCCTTTGCAAGGTCCTCTGCGCTATAAGAAGTCACTTCTGTCATCTCACTTACTTCTGGTGCAGTAGGTGTTGGAACATCTACTACGTCTTGTTGGTCTGCCATAATTGGTCACCTATATTTCTTGTCTCATTGTCCGAATGCCCGAAGGCGTGCCACTTGGTTGTTGTGAGATAATTGCACTACATTTGAATGCACTTATCTCAGTAAACGCTAATTTTATTTATGTTTAGCGATTTAGTCCCTGTCTATTGATCCCCTTTGTGGAAGTTTTGTTCCATAGGCATCAGTGACAAGTTTGTTTCTTATATCCGCTTCAGCCTGAACCTCTGCGCCCTTGGTTGCTTGGCTTGCGGCATTCTCTGGATTGTTAGGGTCTTGAGGGCCTTGCATTCCATCACCCATAATGTCGCCATCACCTAGTTCGGTTGGCTGCATAGGGATAGCAGAATTACCATCAGGACCAGGCATCATGCCTGTCATATCCATAATTTGCTTTTGAATTTGAATTTTAATAAGTTGCAAAGCACCATCTGCTTCTGCATCTGCCTTGAGTTCCTCACGAATTTCTTCAAGTTTCTCTTCTGGGAATTCCTCACCAAGTTGACGAAGAGCGCCTTCCTTAGACTCAAGACCCATACCCAACTTGGTTTGAATCTCATTGAGAACAATCAACTTATCAAGTGGAAGTGGTGATGGGAACTGTGCATAGTTCATATAGGAAATTGGATCATTAGGATCTAATACTGTGTCTTGGCCTTCTTTAATTGGACCGTCTACATCTGGGTTGTAGATCATTGTCTCTGGCTCTTTAAGGAACAAAGTACGAAGAGCAAGTTCATTAATCTTTTCAATGCCCTTACCGTACTGGGCTACCTTTTGTGAGTAGCGGTTCATCAATGGCTGATACTGAATAGAAAGAGCAACACCTGATGTGTTGGAAATTGCTTGAACTTGTCCCAGTGCGGTTTCTGGGATGTTCATGATTTCGTGCATAGAACGCTTAAGTAGTTCTAAGTACTTAAGTGCTCCATCAATACCTTGAGCGCCACCTTCTAGGTTGAAGACTTGAGCATCTTTTGGAAGACCGCCCCAAACCTTCTTAGCACCCTTTTCAAGATTAGAGGCTTTAGCACCAACAATAACTGTCACAGGTGAAGCGTGATAGTTAATGATGTCTGCTACGTCAGTTGATATCTCGTTGTAGGCTCGGTTTATGGTGATGATATCGTGTGCGTCTGCGAGACCCCACGGCGATCCTGAAACAGGAACATTAGGAATGTGAACTACAGGAATTAGCCCAAGTGGATTAGGGCGTGAGTCAATGAGTTCATCGTTGATATATTCTTCAATAGTGTCATCAGTAAGAATTTCAGTGTAAGTAAATACTTGGCGTGTACCTTCTAGAGATGTTCCCCAAAAACGATACTTCTGTTTAAATCGCAACAAACGTGTGCGGTCATGTGGGTGGAACTCAGGAAAACAGAAAGATGAGTTCATAGGAAGAATGCGAACACGGCCTGGATGAACAATTCCTGCTGAGTCTGTCCATGGCTCTTCGTAGGCAACCTTGATAAACACGTCGCCAGTAATTCCGCCTTGCTGTCCAATCTCAAGTAGAACACGCATCTTGTCGTTGTCTACTTCCCAGATACGCTCTAAGCGGTCAGGAACAATTGCTTCTGTTCCCTTTGGAGAACGAAAATGAATTCCACGTCCAATACAAAACGTGAAAGGTAATCGTTAAATGCACGGTAGTAGTTAACGGCGATTTGCATTTCGCCACTTTCTCTACGGTAACCCCAATGATGTCCTAAATACATTGCCCAATTGAGCGAATAACGATTTAGGCGAGGACCATGGACTTATTATTCGAATTCCTCGTCTGCTAATTCAACTAACCCCAATGGGGAAATAGAAATTGTTAAATCAGAAGACGCCGCTCTATAAGAGGGCGGAGAAAAATCTAGGAAACTCATGGCATCACCTCCTTAAACTTAGGAAGGTTACGAACCTCAGTTGCGATTTCTTCTTTCATTTTATCTGTAAAAGGCCATGTTGCATTTTTTCTTGCATTGCAAGGGTTGCAGGCTGGACGTAAGTTATCCACGTTGTGTGGGCCTCCCTTAGCAAGGGGGTGAACATGGTCCCAAAAAACTGTTGTTAACTCTACTTCACAAATCCAACACTTATTGTTGTACTTAAAAAGGAGTTCTGCATAATCTTTTTTTGTAACTTTTGTTGTAGTTGATCGTGCTTTTTTTGCACGTCTTTCACGTTCAGATCTAGATTGTACTTCTCTACGATATTCAACAAATTCTGGATCTGTAGCAAGTCTTTCTTTGACCTCTTCATAACGACGGTCACGGTTTTCAACGTGCCATTTACGAAGAGTTTCTTTACTCCATTCAGGATTAGAAAGATGATATTCACGAGTTTTAGCAATTTTCTTTTGTGGATTTTTTGCATATTTTTCACGAAGACGGGCATTATTACACTCACGACAATATGCCTCTACACCATCATGGCGTGCTTTATTTTTGTGAAACCCTTCTAAAGGTTTTTCAATGCCACATTTGCTGCAAGTTTTTACAGCGACAACGTTAGTTGTGGTCATTTACTCTTCTTATCTTTTTTGGTTTCAACGTTTTTTTCTTGTTTTGCTTTTTCAAACTTCTTTTTGGCAATTCCAGCACGACGATCTTTCTCAGTCGTTTCGATGAATTGTCCACCTGATTGAACATACTTTTTATGCACCCATGCTGATGCACCAGGGTTTGGATAACTAGAGTACTTAGCACGAGCCTGTGCAACAACCATGGCATACAACTTTGGGTTGGCTGGTTTTCTCATTTCATCTCCTCCCTGGATAATCCGATAGCCCCCACACTAGTGTAGGGGCGTATCGAGTGTCTTATTAAATTAGTCGTTTACGACGGTTGCTGATTGACGTTGTGTACGTCCACCAGAACGAGCAACTGTTTCAATCTTAGCGGCTGAGTAGTCGTTCATTGTACCGTGTGCAAACTCACCAAGGAATGTTGGTGCTTCAACCCATGCAGCAGATCCGACATGTGCACGCTCTGCAAGAGTTTCTGCAGCAGTCTTCTGCCATACAGGAGCGTTACGGTTTGGGCGACCTGGAGCGGTTGCTTGACCTGAAGCCATACCTGTTTGGAAATCTGTTGGGACATCTGTATCTGTTGCGATACCNTCTTCAAAACGAAGAGGTCCACGACGGGTTGCATTATCTGCACCCTTCATTTCGTATACTTGTGGTGCACGCTCTGGAAATTGAGGTGCTGGTGAAATTGACATACTTACTCCTTAAGGATGTATTGGGAAAGGCCTTTTCCTTATGCATAGTTTCCTACCTTTTGAGGCCTTTGTGTTGTCTAACTAGAAAAAAGGATTACTAGACGCTACTACTTCTGGCATGACTAGATCTTGGGTAAGACTGCATGCAATCGCTAAAGAATCGGCAAAGTCATCATGAGCGTATGTTTCATCTGGTGCTGCCGCTGCAAAGTTAGGTCCCTTGTAGGTAACCTCTAAGTCAACCATTTGTTGATAGAACCGTTTCCATGTACGCAATCTGCGGGTTTTTGCATGAGCAGGCCAACTTAATCTTTTACGTTGAATAAGTGCTTGAAGATGTTTCCATCTCTTTGACTGCTCTGACTGACTAGATGTAAGAGCCATAACCTCTGCTCTTGGCAATAGAAGTTTTAATCTTTGGGCTACAGCATCTCCCACACCGTTACCGTCTACCCCTACAGCAAGCACATCGTAGTTACTAAGAAAATTTACAATCTGGTAGTACTGCTCTTCCCAGTCATCACCTTGCATCTCTAACCAATTAAGAATACGGTGATCGTAATAGCCAAATTCATCGGGGCGATCCCAGTCCACCCATACNATTGTTACTACAGTTGAGTCAGTCTTACGTGCTGGGTCAATGCCAACTACTACTGGGGTCTTGTGCCATGACTTAACTANTTCTGATGAAACATCACCTAAATCATCCATGATAGAAGATGTAACAAACATACCTCTTTCAAGCAACCATTTNCAATTGTATGACATCTGAAACTCGTCTGACTCTTCACCAATACGAAGCATCTCTTTCTTTATNAACTTNTCATAGTTAGCGTTGTATTTAATAACGTCTCGCCAATCCCATTGAAAATGGTTCTGTCNATTACCCCGTTGAGTCTGTCTACGACGGTTCATTTGAATAGCNCGATAAAAGTTGTTCTTACTGGTTGTTGGTGTTCCCGTTTTTACCATTGTTCCCGCATAGTACGCAAGCATAGGTGAGATAGATTTAGACACAACAAAATCATCGGCCTCTTGACACTCATCAATTACAATAAGATGAAAAGACTCAGACTCAATTTTTGCACGNGGGTTAGCGGTCATCATCGTAATGCTAGAGCCAGACTTTTTTAATNTAATGCGACGCTTTACTCCGCCAACACGTGCAGCAGCATCATCAATCTCTGGGTCATCCATAATTTCAATTGCTCGCTCAGATGTAAGNCGTGTAACGGCACGACCAAAAAGGGTTTCTGCCTGTCCTTCAGTAGGAGCAAACAAGCCAACCATCAATCCTTTTTCATATTTACCAAGTAGATCTGGATACAATTTTGCAAGACGTGGAAGCAAGATCATTAAAGTCACCACTGTATCAGCAACTGTTTCTGACTTACCTGACTGACGAGATGCTAAAGCCGTAATTTCTTCGCCATCGTTAATGATGACCGACTCCATAATGCGACGAGCCAAAGGCTTTTGGTATGGGTGCAAGTCATGCCCCACTACCTCTTTAAGAAACATCATGATTTTGTCAATTAACTTGTCAACAAATTGCTGAGAAAGTTCATCAAGAGGTTCGTCTATAGCCTCTTCTAATGGAAGATTATCCTGAAGATAAAACTCAGGGTTTATCTCTTCAAACTTTTCCTCAGTGTTAATGTCCATGATTACCTAACAATAATCGAATAAATTATAAAGAGGATGATGAACGGCGCTTTAATTCTTTAGCAATAGCATAAAACGCTTCTGCTCCCATCAGCAGTTCGTCAAGATCCGCTTGGGTCTGGTTCCGTTGCCAACTGGTGATATGTTTGCCAATTGTAAACATCGATTGCTCCATCCATAAAATCAAATCTGGAGATGAGATTGTGGCTACTCGTTTCTCGATCCGAGTCTGGGGCTGGTGTCCATCCTGCTTCTTCTTTAAAATCTTCATATGATGCATCCCTTGCTTCTAGTGCTCCGCTTAGTGCTTCTTCTTCTGACTTCATGCCGCTCCATCTTCCAAAGACTAATGCTTTGTATTTTGGCAATCGTACTATAAATGGCTTGGAAGTTCTAAAAGGCGTTTCAATTTCTTGTGTCCAACCACGGACAATGACTTTACTGCCCCATTCATACGGGAAGTTTGTTAGTTGAACGAAGCGTGATCCGATGTTGTGCGCCTTGGGCATGCTACTTCTTTCGTGGTTTGTATGTGCTCGTGTAAAGGTTGGGGTTACTAGTGTAGTGCCTTTGAGCCGCACGGCTAAATCGGTAGAAGGCTGTTCGAGCAGTCTGAGAAATACTGGAGACATCGGCCTGTCCACGAGGTTTTGAGTCTAGGTAAGCCATAATATAGCGCCCCTTAGAAACCACCGCTTTAAAACGTATCCACTCATTTTGTGTTACTTCATAATAATTATAAAATGTTCCATCACGAAAAACAACAGTGATCTTCTGTTCATTTTTGTCATAACCAGCAGCCACTGTACGAGGGCGCTCAGGGTTAATTGTTGATGTTGGAACTAAAGTCAACTCAGCAGGAGAGTCATCAACCATGTCTGGCTCTTCGCCATAGTTCTCATACTGTGACCCAGTCATTGGGTCGTAATACTTCATTGTCTCTTTGGCTTGTGCGTTTGTTCTTCTTTTATTTCCAAAAAGAGCAATGATCTCATCAAACTCACCATAAGATTGGGCTGTTGGTAACCCCTTAAACTCTTGACCAACTATCTTTGTAATGCCCTGCATCTGGCGTGAACCAAATGCTCCTGATGAACCTACTGCCTGCATAAGTGCGTCAGGAGACGGCGCAACAACTCGTTTACCACGAGATGCCGCACCGCCTACTGGACGTACCATGCTTTAACTCCTAATTAGGACGCTGCTGCCCAAGGAGTTGTTGTAACTGTTGCACCAATTGCTACAGATGTACCTGCTGTAGTTCCTTGTGACTTGATTGTTCCAACAAGACCCACAACCGCTCCAGATTTTCCTGAAAGAGAAACTGTAGTTGTGTCAGTTGTACGTACTGTAAATGTGTTAGTTGCGTTATCTACAACGGTGTAGGTTCCATTAAGGAACGCATCTCCGCCAGAGAAGTTAGAAACTACAACTTGAGTATTAACTGCGTAAGCAGCACCCGCTCCTGAAGCAGTGAATACCATTAATGGAGAACCTGAAGTACGTGCAATTGCTGTTACTGTCTTAGCAGCGTTTGTCGCTGCAGACTGTACTGAAGCAACGAGCGTTGAGTCAAGAAGTGTGTCAGTTGCATCTGCTGTTAGTTGACCAAGTACACTTGGAACCTTTACATAGTCAACTCCACCAGACTGTGTACCTGTTGTATTTGGTGTATAAAGAGGATAGCCATTCCAGCCATCTTCTGCAATATTATGTGAATCTTTTGTGTAATCTAAATTTGTTCCGCCGTTGTCACGACGAACGTC